GGTGATTAAAGGTTCAGCCAAGTTCGGACTTCAGGGTCGCTCGCCATCCCGTATCGTTGCCAAATGGTCACCGGACGAAGTTGAGAAACTCCGCAAGGCCGTGCTCGATCTCCTAAACCTTGATGAAACGTGCGAGCTGTTCCCGGCCCGCTCGTATCACGCCGTCAAATGCAAATACTACCCGATCCGCGCTGAATACGATGTCATTCCCATCAACTGTCGTCAGCGCAACAAGAGACTGGATCCTTCAGAGTTCAACGAAATGCGGTTTCAGAAAGACGCACGGGAAGGATCTGCCAAGCTATTACAGGCTCTAATTGATGCGGGGCTTTATGTGCCGCCAGAGATGAAAAAGGCTGGGTGATGGCTGACGAAGTTAAAATTGGCCGTCCGAGCAAATACAAAGACGCCTACTGCAATGAGCTGATCGCTGCTGGCCAGGAGGGACTATCGCTCACCGCATTCGCTGGAATGATTGGGGTGTGTCGTGATACGGTGAACGAATGGGGCAGGGTTCATCCTGAATTTTCCGACGCGATAAAAAGACACCAAGCAAAGCGGACTGAATATCTGGAGCGCTCGCTTCTGTCTGCCGATCAGGGGCCGCGCGTTACGGCTCGCATCTTCGCGCTGAAGAATGCCGACCCGGAAGGGTGGAAAGATCGTCAGCTTCTTGGTTCCGATCCTGAAAACCCACTGCCTGAAACTCAATATGTCGTGATGCTCCGCAAGGCTGGGGATGGCGAAGCAAATTGAGCTTCCAGACTTCGCTGCCGATCTGTGGCAACCGTTCCGTCATCTGGCCTGGTACGGCGGACGCGGTGGGGGAAAGAGCTTCACGGTCGCAACGGCGCTAGTCCTTCAGGTGATGGAACGCCACGAGCGCATCCTGTGCGGTCGCGAGCTGCAAAAGAGCATTAGAGATTCATCCAAACGCCTGATCGATGACGCGATTGAACGGTTAGGTGTGAAGGCTGCATTTCAATCGACCGAGCAGGAAATACGCGGTCCTCACGATAGCTTGTTCCTGTTCTCCGGCATCAAGGGGAACGCGAACGGCATCAAGTCGATGGAGGGTATTACAACCTTCTGGGGCGATGAGGCGCAGGCATTCTCGCAAGCGTCGATAGACACGGTTGTTCCAACGATCCGCAAACCCGACTCTCGCCTGATCTGGACGTGGAACCCAGACCTTCCCGACTGCCCGGTCGATGCGATGTTTCGCGGCAATCATCTTGAGGATGACGAGAAAGAGAAGTTCGCAGCCCCTCCAAACAGCATCGTCCGTGAGATCAACTGGAACGACAACCCGTGGTTTCCCGATGTGCTTCGGGTTGAAATGGAGTTCGTCCGGTCACGAGACATCGACAAGTTCAACCATATCTGGATGGGCGAATACCGGGCAAACTCAGAAGCGCGCGTATTCCGCAACTGGCGCGTTGAGGAGTTCGCCAGTGATCCAGGAGCTGAGTACCGCTTGGGGGCCGACTTCGGCTTCAGCATCGATCCGAGCTGCGCCGTTCGCTGCTACATAGACGGGCGGCAGATATTCATCGACCACGAAGCGTGGGGATTAGGCATTGAGATCGTCAATCTCCCAGCGTTGTTTATGGGCATCCCTGATTGCGAGAAGTATTGGCTCACCGCCGACTCCTCTAGGCCCGAGACGATTAGCCATCTACGCAAGAACGGATTCCCGCGCATTCGACCAGCGCTGAAGGGCGCGCGTTCTGTTGAGGAGGGCGTTGAGTTCCTCAAGAGCTATGATCTCATTGTCCATCCGCGCTGCACGCACCTGATCGATGAGCTGACCCACTACAGCTACAAAATCGATAGCCTGACCGGGAATGTGCTCGGCGTCCTCGAGGACAAGGACAATCACATGATCGACGCGCTGCGATACGCCGTCGAGGGAGCGAGGCGGGCAGGACTTTCAAAACCTCCCGTGTTCGTGGCTTCCATCCCCACAGTGACGGGGTTTGCGCGCCGGTAGCGCTCAGAAAGTCGGCGTCGCTTACAGACGAGACGTATCGCCTATGCGATGGCCGAAACTCCAGACCAACGCTCCGATCGCTGGAAGGCCGTCCACGAACGCGCACTGAAGCGTTTTGATGCCATCTGGACATCGCAACAGATGGAACGCCGGGAATGCCTGGACGACAGGCGCTTCTCCTCGATCCGTGGCGCTCAATGGGACGAGCAATGGGGTATTCAATTTGAGAATGCCCCGCGCCTTGAGATCAACAAGACCCACAAAGAGATCGTCCGCATCTTCTCGGACTACCGCTCGAACCGGATCACGGTCGATTTCCGGCCCGATGACGATGCGACGGACGACGAGACCGCCGAAACCCTGAACGGCCTATACCGTGCCGACGAGCACGAGTCCGACGCGCAGGAATGCTACGACACGGCGTTTGACGAAGGCGTGTCCGGGGGTATGGGGGCGGCTCGTATTCGGGCCAAGTATGAGGATGAGGGCGATCCCGACAACGACCATCAGCGGGTAGTGTTCGAGCCGATCACGGACGCCGACCAGCGTGTGTTCTTCGATCTGGATGCGAAGCGGCAGGATAAGAAAGACGCTAGGTTCGGGTTTGTGCTGACTGGAATGAGTGCTGACGTGTTCAACGAGGACTATCCGGGCCACGAGCCGGCTGACTTCCGCAAGCTTCCCGTCACCAACTTCGAGTGGTTCAAGCCGCAAGTCTATACGGTCGGGGAGTATTACGAGCGCGACGAGGAAAAGACCCGTAAGGTCACGCTGACGCATCCTGTCATCGAAGGCGATAAGGTTCTGCTCGATCCCACTACGGAGATGCTGAACGAGCTCGAATCCCAGGGATGGAAGATCGAGCGCACCCGGATCGTCAAACGGCCCAAGATCACCAAATATGTGATGACCGGGCAGGAAGTGCTTTCCGAAGAGCGGATTCCTGGCGGCAATATCCCGATTGTGCCGTTCTATGCGAAGCGCTGGGTTGTTGAGGGAATTGAACGGTGTGCAGGTCACACCCGTTACGCCAAGGACCCGCAGCGGGCCTATAACGCGGAAGTCTCGCAGTTGGCCGAGATCGCGGCCATGTCGCCGTTCGAGAAGCCGATCTTCGATCCTGAACAGGTTGCCGGCCTCGAATCGCGTTGGGCAGAGAGCAACATCAAGAGGCTTCCGTTCGAGGTCGCGCGCGCTCTGCGGAACGAGGATGGGTCAATCGCCAGTGTCGGGCCGATTGGCAAAGTCACACCACCAACTCTGCCTCAGGCCCTTGCCTCACTCATTGAGCTATCCGGCAAGGACGTTGACGATCTTCTGGGGGCGGACGATCAACCCGAAGCGGTTCCGGCCAATACGTCCGCTGAAGCGATCCAGCTCGCCAACACCCGCGCCGATTCAAAGACGTTCATCTATCTAGATAATTTCTCTAAGTTCATGCGCCGCATGGGCGAAGTGTGGCTCGGCTTCGCGTCTGAGCTCTATATCGAAGAAGATCGCCAGATGGACACGCTGGACGATCAGGGCGGTCGCTCCACGGTCAAACTCGCACAACCGGGGATCACCAAAGACGGCTCGATGACGCTGCTGAACGACTTCTCAAACGGGAAGTTCAAGGTGTTTGTCGATGTTGGTCCATCAACCCAATCCCGGCGCGATGCCAACGTGAAGAATCTGCTTGGGGCAGCGGAATTGGTTGAAGATCCGCAGCTAAAGAACGTTCTAGTCCAATCTGCCCTCACTAACATGGATGGTGAGGGACTGGACGACGTTCAGAAGTGGATCAGGATGCAGTTGATCCAGCAGGGCGTGGTCCAGCCCACGGACGACGAGAAGCAGCAGCTTGCCGAGCTGGCGCAGAAAGCCGCCCAGCAGCCCCCATCAGCAACCGATCAACTGGCGAACGCGGAACTGGCGGTCGCTCAGGCTACGGCGCTGGATAAGAAAGCGGACGCGATCCTCAAGACCGCGCAGGCTCAAGCTGTTGGCGGACCAGACGCGGTTCCCGACACTCCAAACGGCCTAAAGCACATCAAGGATTTGGCTGACATCAACAAGACCGCAGCCGAAGCTGATCAGATCAGGACAGAGACCGCGCACATGCCGCAGAAGCTGGCGATTGAAGCAACCAATGCCAGGTCGAACCAGATCAAGGCGCTGCATTCCGCTCCAAAACCGGCGCAGTCGATCTAGCGCGCTCAGAAAGTCGACAGAAAAATTTTTCGCCTCGTAATTTCCGCTCATCGGCAGCCACCAGCCGCAACGGTGAGAGAGGGTCTTTATGGCAGACGAGCCAACCGGCGAAGATGAAGTCCTGGAACTGAACGAGGCGATGGAAGCGCCTCCGGAGGGCCAGACAGAAACCCAACCGGACGGGGACGAAGAACTTATCGTCTCCATTGGCGACGAGGCAGCGCCAGCCTCAGAGGAAGCACCGGAGTGGGTGCGCGACCTTCGCAAGCGCAACCGCGAACTGGAACGCCGGAACGCCGAGCTTGAGAAAGCCCAGCAATCCAAAATTCCACAAGCGGGGCCTGAACCAACCTTCGAATCCTGTGGATGGGATGAGGATGAGTTCAAGTCGAAATGGCGGGAATGGAATACCGCCAAGGTTGCCGAGGAGCGCGCCGTTGCTGAAGCCCAAAAGGCCCAGCAGCAGGAAGCGGAGAAGTTCGCAAACCGGGTCAAAGCCTACGGCGACCAAAAAGATTCACTGGGCGTCAAGGATTTCGACCAGGCGGAAGCTGAGGTCCTGTCGGCATTGTCCGACGTTCAGAAGCGCGTTCTGATCCACGGGGCAAAGAACAAGGCGGCACTCGTCCTTGCTCTTGGCCGCTCCCCTGAAAAGCTCCGCGAGCTGGCCTCGAACACAGACCTGATCGACTTCGCCTTCGAAGCGGGCCGTCTGGAAAAGGAAATCAAGATGGAGCGCAGGAAGGTGACGACGCAACCGGATTCCGAAGTTCGAGGTTCTGCCTCGGTCAGCGGAAATACGGACAAGGAACTGGAGCGGCTCGAAGCCGAGGCTGTGCGGACAGGCAACCGGTCAAAGGTCATCGCCTACAAGCGCAAGCTCAAGGAGAAGAGCCGGTAAATTCAACCCGATGCCACGCCGTGAGGCGTCGCGTCCCTTAGATGGATTTTACCGATGGCAAATTCGTTCAATAAAGAAGAACTGGTCGCCTTCGATCAGGTTTTCGAGGCGTTCAATGACGGCCTCGTTATCTCCAAGCTGTTCGAGACTTACGCTCTCGATGACGTGAGCGCCGAGCGCACGGGCAACATCATTTGGCGTCCGCAGCCTTATATCGCGCAGTCCTACACCGGTCTCGACCAGACCTCGAACTTCGCTCGCAACTACACTCAGCTCTCGGTCCCGACCACGCTGGGCTACTCGCACTCGGTCCCGCTGACCCTTTCGGCAACCGAGCTTCGCGATCTGTTGCAGCGCGAACGCCTGGGCCAAGCCGCGATGCAGCGCCTTGCGTCTGACATCAACGTGGACTGCTCCAACATGGCGGCCCTCACCAGCTCGATCTTCGTCAAGCGTTCCGGTGCGGCTGCGGGCTTCGATGACATCGCCGCCTGCGACAATGCCATGAACCGCCTCGGCGTCCCGATGGACAGCCGCAAGGCCGTTCTGTCGAGCGTCGATTACAATGCGATGGCGTCAGGCCTTGTCGGTTCGGCGCGTTCATTCGGCAATGATGTGTCTGACCCGGCGCTTCGCAAGGCCTATGTCGGCCCGCTCGCGAACTTCGAGACCTACAAGCTCGACTATGCCTATCGCCTCCCGGCTGCCGCTGGCTCCGGCATCACCCTGAATGCTGCGAACCAGTATTACACCCCGAAGGCGACCTCGACCGCGAGCACAGGCGAAATCTCGAACGTTGACAACCGTTATCAGACGATCACGGTCAACTCGACCACGAACGTCGCGGCTGGCGATGCCTTCACGCTGGCAAGCGTCAACGAAGTGCATCACATCACCAAGAAGGACACCGGAAGCCTCAAGACCTTCCGTGTCGTTTCTGTGCCTGACTCGACGCACCTTGTCATCACTCCCCCGATCATCTCGGGCGGTGGCGGCACGGACGCCGAGCTTCAGTATCAGAACGTCGCGGCCACTCCGGCGTCGAACGCGCCCCTCACCTTCCTCAACACCGTTGCGGCTCCCGTCAACGTGTTCTGGCAGGCGGACGCCTTCGAGATAGTTCCTGGCCACTATCGCCCGGAAACCGATGCGGGTCTGGCGGTCACTTCGGCCACCACGGATCAGGGCATCACGGTCACGATGGCTCGGCAGGGCGCGATTGGCGACCTCTCCTGCAAGTATCGCTGGGACGTGTTCTACGGCCTTGTGAACAAGCAGCCCGAGATGTCCGGCATCATGATGTTCTCGCAGACCTAACCCGAGTTTGGGGTGAGGTTCCTCCCTGCCTCACCACATCCAATTTTCTTGAAGGACTAAGACAATGGCTTCAACGACAATTCCGGGTAACAGCAGCGTTACCATCACGGTTCCCGCTTCCAGCGCGCTTTCGACCTATAGCACTGGCAAATATAGCGTGGATCAGACGCTCACGTTTGCGAACTACCCGCCCTCGACCTCGAATGTGTTTCGCGGCACCGGGACCAACGTCACTTCGGCGTTTACCAACGCGACGGTGGTAACGATCAGCGCCGGAGCCAATCCGGTGCAATACAATGTCGGCACTGGCCCGGTTGTGATCGAGCAACCGAACACCCAGGGCACTCCCGGCACGCTCAACGCCACCGGCACGCTGACGATTGCGCTGATTACTGGCGGTAT